CCTACAGATACAAAAGGAGGAGACATTGAAAAACTTATATCACTATTTTATTTATTTCCTTTTTCAAATTCAAAAATTCATTCAAGGAAAAGTACAAGCACCGCAATATTTTCAGCTCCTATAAAAGATGGTATAGGTGATAAAATAATGTATTTTGAATCTCCAGGTGATAAACCTGATGGTAAAGCTGGTAAACCAGGTACTATATCTGCAAAAAATGATAAAACATATACAATAAAATTAGGTAGTGGTAGTAGTAGTGGTAGTAGTACTAAAAGTAGTGTAACAAAAGATCAATTAATATTCTTAGAAAGAACTACAGTCGGCGAAACATCTGAGTATTTAGATGAAGCTGTATATAAGAAATATATTGAAATACATGGAATTAAAGTAGTAGAGTTATTAGAAGAGTTAAAAAATAAATCTTTTAAGGAGGCTGAGACAATATATGTGACATTTGTAGAAAATACAGATTTTGGTGATATTGAAGGTGATTATGCAAGTAATAGATTTAGTAAAATTAGTGAAATTAATTCAGAGAATCCACCTTCCGCATCACCTGGATCAGCAACACCTGGATCACCTACAACATCTGGATCACCTGCAACACCTGAATCACCCACACCTAACAAAAAGTTAAGTCTGAATTGTACACTAGGACCAAATGCGCCTGGAGCAGGTGGTCGTAGAAGAAGAAGAAAAACATTGAAAAAAAGAAATACAATGAAAAACAGAAAAACATTAAAAAAAAGAAAAGCAACAAGAAGACGAAAATCAACCAAAAAAAGAAAAAAAAGAAAAACAACAAAAACAAAAAGAGTAAAATTTATATTATAAAAAATTGATTACTTTTTAATAAATCACTATTATTAAAAAGTAAAATGAGTGTATCAACATTGAATAATATTGCCTATATTGCACATGTAAATTTATATGGTATGTATGGATGGGAAATTATAAAGGGTAAAAAATATTATTATATGGAAACGGATGGAACATTGGCAGATTTGGGCGAATGTGTACATAAGGAAAGTGATTCTAAAATATGCTGGCACGATGGCCCTTCTTGGTCTGAAACAATTAAATTTGAAAACACTAAAGAGGCACGATATACTATATCTCACGGGGGTAGTAGCGGTTGTGGTGGAAGATTACCAATTACAGAACAAAAAGAGTAAGATTTATATTATAAAAAATTGATTTAATATTATTAACATGCTATTAATATTAAATAATAATAATGGATACAGAAGGAGTTGATACAGAAGGAGTTGATACAGACGGATTTGATACAAATGAAATTGATACAAATGAAATTGATACAGACGGATTTGATACAGACGAGGCTGATCCATTTGAAATGATACCAGATTACGCTGAAGTATTTAATACATATCTTCCTAATAACTTACCCCGAGAATTAGTAAGTATTATCAAAGATTATACATTTAACTTAGAAGATGTTGTCCATTATCATGGTCTTATATTATGCCACTATTGTGGAAATATATGGGACGGCAATGCGCAATGTAATTGTTGGGAATATTATGAATTTGAGGAATTACTTAACGAAACATAGGTTATCAATAAAATACATCTAATTAATTATAATTTGCAATTAATATTTTTGATTTTTCAACATATAAACACATACATTCGTCTTTAGATTTACCTTTTTTTTCATTCCATGCATTATATTTTGCGGTTGCTTCAAAATTAAACCACCCTCCGGGTTCTTCAATATTACAATCACCTACGGTGGCTTGTTTAAATAATGCATATAATTCTAATAATTCACTATCGGATGGTGTATTTTTAATATTCTTTACTATTTCTGAATGTTCTTTAAACTGATATTCTAATTCACTCATTTATATAATATTTACGCTAGTTTTAAATATTATACAATAAAATTGATTTAATGTATTATTCGTATTCTGGTTATTATTATACAATGGGACGATTTTACGATGGTGATATACAAGGTAAATTTTGGTTTGGTATTCAAGACAGCAATGATGTTGAGAATTTAGTAACTATTAAGGGAAACACCGATTATTCTTGGAAAGCATGTAATTGTTGTGCAGAAATTGATGAAGATTATTGTAGACAATGCTATGAAACCAAAGAAGAGCATATAGAGGCTGCTATAGAAGCTGAAGAATATGAAGATGAATGTTTATATTACGAAGAATGTTCTCACGGATATTGCTTAGACAAAGAAACACATTATGAAGAATTAGTAACGAATATGGAAAACTTGAAAAAAGAAATTCCCGAAGAAATTATCAAAGAATTTGAAAAGATTGAACAAAATGATAAAATATTAGACGCATTTACTGGAGTATTTGATAAAACACACCCACTTATTAATAAAATAAACGACGATTTTGTATTTGGAGAAACTGTATTTGGGGAAAAAACAAACAAAAAAAGTTTAGCTGAATTGGTTGCTAGATATACATTGGGTTACCAAATTGAATATAGTCTTAGAACAACAGAGTCGTGTAATGTTAATTGCGAATATTAATTAAATTTAACAATAATTTCTACATTTTCCTTTTTAATACTTTTAGATGCCAGTACTGATAATTCTTCTCTGCGTTTTCTAGTTTTCTTATCAGGTACTTCTGGTTTATCATCTATATTTGAAGTAATATCTCTTTTTTTAGAATTACTATTACGCGAATTCATGTCATTCTCAATTTCATCATAATGCTGTTCAATATATTCAACTACCTTATTTTCTAATGCCCATTTAAAAAAATTTAATTGACCAATAGTGGTTTGTATATGAGAATCTTCATGATAAGGAATCGTAATTCTTTCCCATCTACAAAAGGGATCAAATCTGCGCTTAGAATATGCTTTTAACTTCAACTTATAATCTAAGTATACTTTGAATCTTTTAAGTTCGCCACTTGAATTTTCTAAATCATATAACGTATAATTTTTCTTTGCATAATTTGTTGCAAACCAGTCAACTATACGCAATGATATTTTTGATTCACCGTTTATAATTCGTAACATTGTATCTAAATTATTATTCTTTTGGTAAAAATCCAAACATTTTTGTAATAATAAATCATTTTGATTAGAATATGTACTACTCATTAAAGTATTTTAAAAATAAGTTTTAAATCTTTTATAAGTATAAATATAAAAAATCTATTTAACTACGACTGTATAAATTTCTTCTTTTTCTCTGAACGAAATATTACTAATGGTGTAAAGAGTGTATTGTAATATTTGGATTTAGATAAAGTACCAAAAAATAGACAAAGATTGTATTGGAAAACGTGAATTACTATGTAAAATTTATATAATTATATAGTAATGGCAATACGAAAAAATAATAAAAAATCTAAAAGATCCAAAAAAATATTTAAAAAGACGCGTTCAAAAAAAAGAAGAGGAGGTACAAATCCTAATAATAATACTACACTAAAAATAAAATTAGGGTCTGCATCTTTTACTCCATATAAACGTAGAACACCTCCCGATTATACAAAATTTGGAGCACTGCCAGGAACAAAAGCTTACAGAGAACAAACTCTTAAACGGAGAGAACAAACTCTTAAACGCAGACAGAAAACGGAAAAGGAAAATAGTTAGTTCAATATAATAAAAAAAAATATACAATTTTTTATTATAATTAAGTATTGTTACATATATGCTGACAATATTTTTCGGCGATTTTTTCCTATTTAACGACGAGCGCGGGAATTTCTTCTTTTTCTGCAATAGGTTCCCTTTTTACCGCGTGCAATTTTACAACGCTTTGATAAAGATCTGGTTCTTGTACAACGATTGCGTCCAGCTTTACGACAAGCGGACGACTTGACTCTTTTTCTATAAGTTGCTCTTTTGGCAGCACTAACCTTTTTCATTCTTCTAGTTTTCATTGGCATTCTATAATATATATAAATAAAAAAATTATTTTATTTTTATAATTTTCATTTGTTTAGATATTTTAAATGCATCCGAATTTTGATTTCTTCTCTGAAGATTACATTTTAAACAACAAATTTCAATATTATTTAATGTATGTTGAATATTATTATCCAATCTCTCTAAAGTCCATTGCAATGGTTCTCTAGAATTTTGATAAAGTAAGTAAATCTCTTTTTCACAATAGAAACACTTCATTTGAGACTCAACTAACTTTTTTAAAAGATCGTGGAGAGAAATAAACGTATATTCATCATATCTATTTTTCTTTTTATCCTGAGATATATATCCATTTAATTTTTTTTGTAATTCTTTTTTTAATATAGTACATTCATCTAAAGCATTGTCTAGATAACTTTCATATAAAATAGTTTTTTGTGTACCATAGTCATAACAATTATTAAAAAATAATATTTCATTCTTCTTTTTCTTTACACCTATTTCTTCTTTTAATATAAATTTTTTCATCATATATTTATTATTTATTCCTGTTATTTCTATTTGCTTTGACATAAATAATAACAAGATAATTATATATCACGACAAACCAATATATATCTGCTTCTGACGCCTATGAATAACATTAAATTTAACTCGTCGTTCATGTAATGCCTTTTTCCCATTGGTTTCATGATTTATTTTATAATCTCTCGGTCGTATTTTAATTAAATCTCCATTTTTATCTGTATATATACAAAACTTGATAAATGGCATTAATTTCATAGTACCAATACAGTCGTTACATGGTGCAGAATTTGCATAGGTCTCATCGCTGGATAATCTAACTACATATAGATTTATCTTATGGGTTAAATTTTTCTTATAACATTGACGTAATACATTTATTTCTGCATGACATGAACAAGAATCTTTAATAAATCCATCACCCGAATATGTTCTATATGTATTACATCCACGAGCTATAATTTTACCACTACATACCGCAACACATCCATGTCTACTTAACAGTTCTGACTTGATTGCCTGCTCAGAAGCAATAGATGCATACTTCTCGTCCGTGTGACTACAATTTATATTTATATACGAAGACATGTTATACTATTTATTGTGTGCGGTTTAACTTTATTTTTTCAATTTTTTCATTAATCGTTTCATTCTTTTGTTCATTCTTTTGTTCATTCATAATTTCATTAATTTTTTCATTAATTTTTTCATATATTTCTTTAATATCATTTTCATTTGTATTTTCATAAATTAATTCAAATAATCCATTGTAAAAAATAACTCCTGTATAATTTTCGTCTAAAGATTTATATTTCAAAACATCTATATTTTTATAAATTTTATGTTCTATCTTTTCTTTTAATTTATTTATTTTTATTTCACTATTTTTACATTCTTGAATATATTCATTTGTTAATTCTTTATTTAAATCTACAGGTTCTTCAGTAATATCAAATGAAAATTTTTTATTTTTATATTTTGATTCTAATATTGTATCATGATAATAATCTATATTTAATTCATTTAAATTAGATTTATCTGTAGCCTCTACTAATTGCTGTCTTCGTGTATCCATATATAATTTGTGCGACATACACTTTATTCTATTTAATGTAGCATCGTGTGTTGACATCTCTTCTGCAGATTTTAAATAGTTATTCATTTCATAACATTTTTGTATATATTCTTTATTTTCATCAGTCAATGTAGAAAACATAACAACATTTTTTATACTACAACATTTATCTATTGTTTTTTTTAATTTTTCATTATCCAAGTTAGAAACGTCGGTTATTTTTAAATTAGAATTAATATCCAATAAACATTTTTTGATATCTATCATTATTTATTATACATAATATTTATAATAAATAAATACGAACTATAAAATATATTAGATAAATAAGTATAAGTAAATTATCACATATATATTATAGATAAATGGAATTAGAAAAAAAGGATAAAACTACAGAATATAAAGGTCCATCTATATATACAAAAAATATTTCAACTGAGAAAAAAAAGTTTTCATCATGTGATGATATAGAAGAATTTTTAACCAATGAGAAAGAATCTTTGAAAAATGAACCATGGTCTAGATTACAAGTGTCTGAAAAAATATCTAAACTAGATGACTTTTCTGCAAATTATTGTTTAATTAATAATATTAATAAACAGAAAGAACTCAGTATATTTTTACAAGATATCTTTAAAAGACGTACAAAAAAAGATGTAGTTTATAATAAAAAAGATGGTATAATAGAAGAAGTAAGTGGACTAAGCTATAATGAAGAATTACAAAAATTCTTAATTTTAAAATCAAATAAAACATCCACCTCTAAAAATTTACCTAAAATTAGTTATTCTAGAAAAAAACGGACAGAGAAGAAAAATATTACAAAGAAGAATATTGAACTTCATTCTAATGAACCTAAATAAAATATAAAATTGATTAGTAAATCGTTTAAATCTAACTTAAATATATATATTATGGAAAAAATAACAAATAATGAGGAGAGTATAGAATGTATTAATGCTTATATATATGAAAATATGATTTGTTATATTGATATATATACATGCGATATTACTCTTATTAATTTTGAGGATATATTTTATGAAAATCTAAAAGAACTTTGTAAAATATTTATTGAACATTATTATTCTATTGTAATTGATGATACGAATGACAATGATATAGAATATGATAATTTATTTGATTCTATCTGGGTAAATGTATGTAAAGTATTCTACAAAAATATTATACCTAAAAGATCTTACAACACTACTTTTATAAGAAATCAAAATATTAATAAATCAAAATTAAATGAGAAAATAGAATTACTTCGTAATATTCCTCAACCAGAACAAAGAACAGAAGAATGGTATTCTATGCGTTATAATTTAATAACAGCCAGCAATGCATATAAATGTTTTGAAAATAATAATCAAAGAAATAGTATTATTTATGAAAAGTGTAAACCATATGAAATTAAAACCGTAAATTCTTTTGCAAATTTAAATTCACCAATGCACTGGGGACAAAAATTTGAACCACTTTCTGTAACTATATATGAAAAACGATTTAATACAACTATTGAAGATTTTGGATGTATTCCTCATGACAAATATAAATTTTTGGGCGCATCCCCTGACGGAATAAATGTAGATATGAACAATAATAGATTTGGAAGAATGTTGGAAGTTAAAAATATCGTAAATAGAGATATTATTGATCAACCAAAAAAGGAATATTGGGTTCAAATGCAATTACAAATGGAAGTATGTAATTTAAATGAATGTGATTTTCTAGAAACACGCTTTAAAGAATATGATAATTATGATGACTTTAAATCCGATGGAACATTTACACGTACTTCGTGTGACTTAGAAAAGGGTGTAATCATATTATTTATTAAAAATGAACTACCCGTATATGAATATTCTCCTATAGGACTATGCGAAGAAGATTATATATTATGGGAAAAACATATTATGGATTTACACCAGAATAATGAATTTATTAGCATTAATTATTGGTATTTACATGAATTTTCATGTAAACTAGTTCTTCGCAATAAAAAATGGTTTAATGATAATATTAGTGCAATAAAACACACATGGGATATTATTGAACATGATAGAATTAATGGATATGAGCATAGAGCTCCTCAAAAAAGAATTAAAAAGGACGCAAAAAATACTAATATTCAAGGATGTTTAATAAATATAAATGGCAATATAAACGAAGCATTGGATAGTATTAATGCCGTTGCGAATATTATTGAATCTAAAAATGATGAATCTAAAACAGATGGTGAAATAAAAAATGAATTGAAATTAAATAGATTTAAAGTTCATACTGAATCATTTGATGAAACACATGTAGAAATATTATAAAATTACTATTTTTAAAATTGACTTAAAATTATTTTTTAATATATATTTATGTCATTTGAGGATGAAATGCGTGTTAAAAAAAGAAATGGTAATTATGAAACTATTTCATTTGATAAAATCCTACATCGTGTAAGAAAAGTAGGAAATGAAGCAAACGTCCAAATTAATTATACTCCATTGGTTATTAAAATTATTGATCAGTTATATGATGGAATTCATACATCAAAAATAGATGAACTAACTGCTGAACAATGTGCTTCTCAACTTACACAACATCCTGATTTTGGTAAATTAGGATCCCATTTAATTATTTCCAATCATCATAAAAATACAAAAGATTCATTTGTTGATGTTATGAATGATCTTTATAATTTTAAAGATGTAAATAATATTCATGTTCCAATGCTAAGTAATACATTTATGGAAGATGTTATTTTTTGTAAAAATGAAATAGAACAAATGATTGATTATAGTCGGGATTATTTAATTGATTATTTTGGATTTAAAACATTAGAACGTGCATATTTATTTAGAATTCATAATAATGTAATTGAACGACCTCAACATATGTGGATGCGTGTATCTATTGCTATACATGGTCGCGATATTGATAATATTAAAAAAACATACAACTACATGAGTAATAAATACTTTACTCATGCTACTCCTACGTTATTTAATGCTGGTACGCTACGACCACAAATGAGTTCGTGTTATCTACTATCTATGGAAGAAGATAGTATTACAGGTATTTATGATACATTAAAAGATTGTGCAAATATTTCAAAATATGCAGGAGGTATTGGGTTACATATACATAATATACGTGCTTCAGGGAGTCATATTCGGGGTACTAATGGTACATCTAATGGTATTGTACCCATGTTACGGGTTTATAATACTACAGCACGATATGTTGATCAGGGAGGGGGTAAACGCAATGGTAGCTTTGCAATATATTTAGAACCATGGCACGGAGATATTGAACAATTTCTAGATATGAGAAAAAATCACGGAGATGAAGAAGCACGAGCGCGTGATCTTTTTTATGCTTTATGGATTCCTGATCTATTTATGAAACGCGTAGAATCTGATGGAATGTGGACATTAATGTGTCCAGACGAATGTCCTGAATTAAGTGATGTTTATGGGGCAGAGTTTGTAGAACTATATGAAAAATATGAATCCGAAAATAGAGGTAAAAAACAAGTATCTGCTCGCGAGTTATGGTTTAAAGTA